TTTACAGCTTCTGCTTACTCAGTGGATTGAAACGCAGCAAGAGACAAATAAAAAGCTCGACACAATTGCATCTCTGTTAATCAGCCATCAAATATTGCAAGAATGTGTTGACCACGCTGGGCAAGCTCGTGAAGCTGACGAGACTGCCGAACTTGTAGCAGATTCTTTTTCAGCAGGACGGTGCCTTCTTAGCGAATTAGACCAGCGCAACAGAGACTTTGAGTATCAAAAAAGTGAATTTTTTATTGACGAAGGCGAAAGTGACAACAAAAATTCAGGCAATGGCTTAGCACAGTTCTAGTATTGAATAAATTAAGAAACATGGATACACGTAAAACTATTAATGGTCTTAGGCATTACAAATGTCCTGGTGTACCTGATTACCTACCTTCTGTAACATCAATTTTAAGTAGCACCCAATCTGCTAAAACTCAACAGAAGCTAGCTCACTGGAATATATTGAACCCAGGAGCAGCAGACGCGGCAGCTGCTCGAGGAACGTGGATTCATGAAGCGACGGAAAATCATATTCGCGGTTTAAAAGTCGTACCGCCGCAAGCGTACGCTCCCTTTTGGAAAGGAGTGCCTGAGCGCATGGACGAAATTTTAGAAGGTGGGAGAGTTCTTTGGTCAGAGCGACCTTACAACCAGCCAACTTGGTCTAAATATGTAGGAGATGACGGGGTGGGTAGAATTTTTTACTACGACGCGGCCACGAGTCACGGATACGCTGGTTGTTGCGATTTAATTTATATGGACAACAATGCAGAAATTGTTTTAGCTGACTTTAAAACGAGTGCAGGTCCATATAGTGCGCGTTTCCCAAATAAAAAATCAAACGTTGACGAAAAAACCAAAAAAGCACTCATTTCAGGGGTGTTCAAAGTCAAGAAGACACGACTACAATTAGCTGCCTACAAACTTGCCGCAGAAGCTTGTTTAGGTATCAAAATTAGTAAAACGCAGATTATTGTGTCTACTCCGATTGAAAACTATCTCACACAGGTTTTTACGTTCGGTCAATCGGAAGTTGAAAAGGATGAAATCGCTTGGCTAGCGTTGGTCGACAAATTTTTTAACGAGGTGCGACCTAAAGCCGCATAGTCTTAAAACTTTGTCAGAGTGGTGTAAAAACCTCAAATCCAAGGCAGAATGGTGAAACATTAAATCACGTCATGCAATTCATTTGTTCCGTAAACAGCAAAGTAGTAAATGCACTTGATGTTGCTACGGGCAAAATTGAGGCAGGTGGTGACTTTCGTTCTTTCAATAATAATTGGGAACCCAAAGAGCTCGACGCTCTAAGCATTGCTGACGAAGTAGGCCAGCAAAAAGGTTTATGTGCTTGGCATTTGCTTGAAGGAAAACGTATAAAAGATAACACTGGTATTGTCCACGCTGGTCTGATAATCATTGATATTGATAATCAAGCCGATGGTAAAGATTCCGAAGGAAATAAAATTCAAAAACAAGAATTAACTTGGAAACAAGCCCAAGAACTTGACATATGTAAAAAATATCTGTCGCTTGCTTATGACTCACCTTCTAACACCGGGTCATGGCCTCGTTTTAGATTAGTTTTTGGTTTAGAAAAACCTATCATCGACGGTAATTTTTACCAATGGTTTACTCGAGCAATATCTAAAGATATACCTGGGTCGGACATACGTGCCACGCAGGTTCCAAACCTGTTCTATGGATCAAAATCAGCGCTAGGAATTCTTACCATTACAGATAAATTTATACCGTCAGAAAAAATAGATGAAGCTCTAAAAGTTTTTCACTCCTTACCTAAAGAAGAAAAAGGAGAACGTTTTGACGTTACTGATGCGCTCGAAAACATTAGTGTCAAAGAAGACGGCATTGATTTTGAAAAACTTCTTGCCAGATCAGTATCAGATATTCTTAATGGAAAACCGGTAGACGATAGAAGTCTTGCAGTCACGCGAGCGGTCAAAGAAATTCTTGGCTGGACTAACTGGTTAAGAGAAAACCAAGTGCCAAGTCGAATTTCACCCTTGACAGTAGCACACCGTGCGTTCTATGCTGTCTATGACTATCCAGCGGAGGTTGACAGCAAATTTACTCGCATCGTCGAAAGTATTCGAGATGTTGAGAGCATCAGACCAGCTATCGTTATGGCATCGGAGCATGACGATATTGCAGCCTGGAAAAGGCTCAAATTCGTCGACATCGACATTTTTAAAAGTGTTGCGCCAAGCGAAATTGAGGAGTCAGTAAAGCAAGCGAGAGCTAAAGCTGTTGACTCAATTTTAACTTTCGATGATTTCTCTCTAAATGAAAAAACTTCGAAAGAATCTACATCAACAACAAAAACAATGAAAAACGAAAAAACTAGTGTTCCCGAAACACCTGCACAATTGGTTAATTTGCAAAACGCGACTGAACAAAAAAGATCTTTTGCAGAAAACGATGTAGCTGAAATTATTGCCACAAACCAAGGCGATAATTATTTGTACGACAGTACGCACGACAACTTTTACACCTATGACGAAGACACAGGCATATGGTACGTACAAGATGAAATGCACGTTAAAAAACGGATTGTTAATGCTCTCGACACTTTTGTAACTGCTGGTGTGCTGCCTAAATATGCTGCCTCAACAGTAAATAGTGTTTACGCCATGCTGCAGGCAAAAATGCTTAAATCTCTTGACGGAGGCCGTGTAAGTATTTTTAGCAAAGGGCGAAAATATATACCTTTTGCCAACGGTGCTTTAGATAGCGACAGTTTTGAATTTGAAGAAGGTAGAAATAAAGATCTTTATTTCAGATCACGACTTTTGTATGAATGGGATCAAGAGCGCAAATGCCCAAAGTTCCTTGCTTGGATGGATAGTTCTCTGCGTAAAGGACAAGCAAAACTGATTCAAGCTTTTGCCAGAGCACTTCTTACTGGTTATACGTCGGGCGAAAGATTTCTTCATTTAGTCGGTCCTGGTGGAACAGGCAAATCGACAATGCAGCAGTTAATGATCGCTCTCGCTGGCTTTAACAGCACCCACACGTCGAGCTTGGAGTTAATTGAACAGAACAAATTTGAAACTTACAACCTAATAGGTAAACGTCTTCTACTCCTTACCGACGAATCTAATTACAACAAACGAATGGACGTTTTGAAAAAGTTGACATCAGCATCCGACACACTCCGTGCAGAGCGTAAATACGGCAAAGAAATTATCAGCTTCAAACCTGAGTGTTTAGTTTGTATCGCTAGCAATGAGCATATAAGCTCAAACGACTCAACGAGTGGTCTTGAGAGACGGCGTTTGACTATTGTCATGGATAAAGTCGTACCAGCAAGCCAAAGACGACAGCTTCTTGATGTTTACGACGACAGGTTAGAAGGCGAGTTTGTGGACGAACTACCAGGCATAGTTTCGTGGGCATTATCGATGTCGTTTGCTGATATGCGTGACGTTCTTGCTAATCCTGTGAAACATGCTCCCTCATTAGCCCAGACAAACATCGATGCCTTGGTTTTCAACAACCAGTATGTAGCTTGGATGGCTGAGTGTTGTCTATACGCTCCTAACTCAGCCACGCATGTAGGTCGTGGTGCAGCTCGCCCGAGCACTGACGAGTCTGAAAAAGGGATGTTTGTAAAGAATGCATATAGTGAACTGTATGCCAGTTACGCAAATTTCTGTAAGGCTTGCGGTTACAAACCTTCTGCTAAACCTCGTTTTGTTGAAAGAACACTAGAAACTCTGTGTAACATCCTAAAACTTCCCCACTGCAAAGCGACGACTAAGTTGGGAATGCCTGCCATTAAAGGTTTGCGTCTTAAACCTTTTGATCTAACATCAGATCGCGCCTCTCATGGTGATACAAGGCTTCCAAACCCAGTCGAATTCGCACAGGAGCCTGACTTTACTAAATGGGAATCTAACTTTCAAAAACACGATGGCACTTAAATTTTTCCCTTTAACCATTTTTTTCGGTGGCGCTGCTGCTATTGCCACTGCATTGACAGCTCCTCAATTTGTCGGTGCCCCTCTTACATTTGTAGGAGGGGTTTTAGCTGGCATTTCTATAGCGGATAAAAAAGCTTTACAGTCTCGACAAGGCTCAGATATTGCTCATCGAGTAAGTGGAGCTTTCAGTGCTTTGTATGAAAAAAACCGTGGTTTGGTTGACCCAGTAGAGCTTTCATTTATCGCAAACGTTAGTATCGATCAAGCTTATGGTTTTCTTTCAGCGTTGGCTGAAACCACGGGGGCAACTAAAATAAACAACAATAATGGTGTTGGGGTTACTTTTAATTTCCCACACAATGCAAATGTACTTGATGAATTAACTTCTAATGCACAAAACTGGGCTAAACAACAAACCGCAGCGCTCTCTCAAGAACTAGAGCAACATCGTCAAATTATTCGCGCAGCTCAATTAGCTCAGGTCACTGCACCTCGGCAAACAGCAGAAATTCCCGAAAATCCTTGGAAAAATCAATCGTGAGTGAAGAGCAAATTTCAATTGAGCCGCAAGGTCCTGAACTAATAAGAATAGAACTGACTCGAGATGGATTTACATGCGCTACATATGTATCTAGCGAACATCATATAGATGATAAAATAACTTTTCTTCGTAAAAAAATTAACGAAGAAGCCCGTCAAGCTTACCTCAAAGGATTTGATGATGTCTGAAGAGTTAGATGACCAGATCGACAAAGAAGTAGACAAGCTCATAGAAAAGCTATCTGAAGAAGACCAAAAACTTCTTGATGAAGCTCTTGCAAATCTGATTGGTTTTATTGAGCAAGAAACAAATGTCGGATATTGGGTCGAAGAAAATCAGGACGGATCTGATAAAAAACGCCAACCATCGAGCGAATGATCATCAGTTTTTAAAATCGCTTTTATCACAATCGGAAGCTCTACACCAAGAATCATTGCGATTTGACGAGCAATAAGCTGATGCTCTAGCTGAGTATCTTCTCTAGCTCTAAGCCCTACGTAATGGACCCACGAGCGGACTGTCGCGTTCGCGTGTAATCGTGTGGGGGTATACATGGGGAGAATATTCCTAGCGCACTCTCTAGCTACCCCTGCGTCGATCATGTCGTAATACAAAGTGTAAGCTTCGTTGTCGATCATATTGATACGGTCTCTAAACGAAGCTTCTAAATCCGGATCAATGTTTTCAGTGCTCGATTGGCGGTTTTTAGCTGCCTGTTTTCTAAGAAAAAACTCTTGAGGCCGGTCGTGAACGCCGTCAGTCAACGTTTCGAAGGGATTTGTGTACCTTTGCGAAAGTTCTTGAAAACACAGTGATTTATGCCGAATCAGCTGAGCCGAAATTGCTCTGGACGTGATAATTTCAAAACTAACATTTGCTTGCTCAAGAATTGACCAATGTCCGTGCTTGATGCAATAAGAAATAAGTCCGGAATATTCTTTGCGATCAGGGTTTAACGTCGACACTCTGGCATGACGCGCAACAACTTTCTCCGCGTCAGGAGTTATCCAATCAAGTTTTACAGAATGCATATCCGAGATTGGTCTCGGGTAACACTAGTTCAACTTTTTGGAAATGTCTGTTGATAACGCAGTCGTGCTGTTAATTCTGAAGGATTACTTACCGCCCGAATCATGTCGGCAGGACGCATGCCCAGAGCCATACCAGCCATCCGTGTAGGACCCATTTGCTCGCTACGCATCATCATTTTTTACCCCCTAAAATCTGCTCTTGTAGCGACATATCATCACTAGTCCGATAATCCTGCGTGTACATCATCTGATTCGGATCTTGAGTATTCAAAAAGTTTTGTTGTGGCAGGACAGTAAGCGCCTGTACATTCCCTCGCGTGGTGGGGTTCTGGGCAAGTGAAGTTTCAGCTAAATACTGCTCCTTAGGGATATCCACAGCTCGTTGAGGAAGAGGAATTTCCTTGTGGTTGTACCCTGCAAGTCCTGTAAGTTGATCTGATTTAGTAATATTACCCTCGGCATAAGGAAGAGGGTTTACTGGTGTGCGGCTGTAAGTTCCGTGATCAATATTGTATTGAGCAAAAACACGATTTACGTCATCAGAATAAGCCTGTCGACGAGCAGTAATACTGATTTCGTCATTCATGTATGCCGAAGGATTTGCCATTGGCATGCCTAATGGTTTAAGACCAGGCAATGGGCCAAGACCACCAGGCTGCTGTAAAAAATTAGGTTTTTCCATGAATTTAGTTTAGCTTCGTTTAGGTTGTTTCTCGCGATTAGTTTTTCTTTTTACTACCCGAAGATTCGAAGGGCTGTTGTTTTTCGGGTTGAAGTCTTTGTGGTCGACTTCTTTCCCGTCACCTCTAGATACTCGTCCAGACCTTTCCATATGTCTACGAGCTTTATTACGTGCAGCGCGACGTTTTTTCTGATCTTCATCAGCATGATAATCATTATATTCTTTTTTATAATTTCGATTAGTCATAAAACAAGTCTACAGGCAAGTAGGACTCAGCACTAACAAGATTATTGAGTAATTACAAAACAAACAGGATGACCCAGGCCATGAAATGATGCCCAAAAATCAGAAGCAGTGGGAAGGACCCCTTCTCCATAATCCGTGAAAGTTATCGGAGTTAAACCTTCATCAAGTGCGGCTTTGTTCATTTCTTCAAGAGCGACGTAAAAACGAGGACCCATTGTCGAAATTTTGGGTTTGTTCGAAGCCCAGTTGTTTACGCAACTGTGTTCGCTGTCAAAACCGCAGGAGTGCGAACCTAACCACTCGCTACCACAAGCTCTTTCTGCAAACTCAACTCTTTCTTGCTGAGTAGACCACTGCATTAGAAAAGCTTTAAAGACAGGAGCAAACCTGCGCTGAGCTTCCCTTATAGACTGTTCGGTGTGTTCTGTAGCCATTAGTTTTGCTCTTTAAAAATTAGATGGAGTCAAAGTGTTTTTGACGAGCTTGTGCACCCATTTCTTTGCACCAGTCGTCCCACAAACCGGTGTAGAGGCCGTTTGTACGACCAGAGCGTTGATATAAAAAATCAATAAATAGAGCTTTGCGATTTTCTTGCTCGCTGTCCCACTGTTCAAAAATTTTGCTGTAAATACTCATTGTTGAGCTTTAATGTACCAACCAGAACTGTAGCCTTTTTCAACCATCCAACGGGCACTTAAGTGCTTCTTCGAATACTTTCTAAATGATCCACATTCGGATGTGTATACACCACTGTACACATCAAGATCACCATACGGATCATGAACTATTAAATTTTCGCGGTCTTTAGTCAAGCCTACAGCTACAATCCAATGCCCAGAACCTGTGGGATTCTCTACAGGACCAAAATGGAGAATACCTAAAGGCACTGGCACACCCTGGTCTATAAGATCTTCAACTGACGACCAATCTCCATCTTGTCTAAACTCCGCATTTAAATCGTACTGATTAAGTGTTTTTACCTGCACCCAAGCTTCAGTCCCATCACCTATGTCGTTAACGGTTTCTAAGTAATCTTCGTAATCGTCAAAAGATGTTTTTCTTAAAGTTTTTAAGAGCATCGCGCAAGCACTACTAAAACAAGTTCTATCAGCGTCATCGAAACCTGAGCGGTGTCGGATAAAAGGGGTTTCTAGTTGTATATGATGTTTTGGTTTGTATTCTATTGTCTCATTTAAATCGTTAATAATTTTCCAATCAGGGTCGTAGAAGTACCAAGAAACATCTGATTTTGCTTTAAGTACTACTTCTTTATACAAAGCACCTGCAGTCACAACTATTTTTAACCATTCCCACGCGCTGCCTTTCGGTACGAAAAGTTTTTCTTCTGGTTCTAAATAATCAGAGTCAGCAGGAAGTTTTGTCAACCATGTATCTTTTTTAGCAAGAATTGAGTGACCCAGCCGTGGGTGTTTAGTCTTTCCCATCTGAATTTTCCTCTTTCTTATTACACTGATAAACAATTTCTTCGATAGACACGTAGTACGAGGAAGAGGTTCGCTTACCCTCTTCCATCGCTTCTTTTATTTTTTTAGCGAGCAAGCACTCCCACTCAGAAAGATTGGACATGGCTCGCTTTATTTAACGCATTTAAGGTCACGCCGCAGTGTAAGTCACTCTGTAAACAGCGGGCGAACGATCGGTTTTTTCAACATACAAGTAATTTTCAACACTGGCTCCAACACTAAACGTGAAGGAAACGTCGGTACGTCCAGAAATTTTTGGAGCATCTACTTCACCTAAAACAGAACCGTTGACTCCACTAAGAACATAAACACGGCGCACAGCTTCGCAACCTGCGGTAAGCGTTACAGTGCCTGTGCCGGTCGCGCTGGAAGTAACTCCATACTTGTCCGCACGTTTTCTGGAACCTTCAGAAGTATTTTCAGTGGTGCTGTTAACAGTAACATTGCCACCATTTTCAGAGCGATACTGACCGAAGCGCGTGATGCCAGCAGGAGCAGCTCCGAGCTCACGATTGAAAGTGACCTCAGCCATCGGAATAAATGATCATTGATTACCTTTATTTTAGTCTTAAAGGTTATAACTTAGATTTGATTAACAAGCTATTAAATTATGCGGTACAACAAACTAAACGCCGCAACGTATGAGCTTACTGAGTTTTTGTCTCGTTTTTGGCCCACGCTGAAGAAAAACAAGTTGTTTGTGCTTATACGTTTTCACTGTCGGGATGACTGGGCAGAGTTCAGAACGCAACTGCTTCTAAATGAAATTGATAAAGAAATAAAAGAACTTAATGAGCACTGGGATACTCAAGAAGCAAAAAACTTTCAACCAAGTTTTCAGGGAATTTATTTTTTCGAAGATAATCGCGACGAACCCTTAGGAGGAGAAATGGGCTACTCCTATGAGTTGTTTGAAGATAAAACTGAAAACAGCGACGATCAGTCGTCGTAGATAAGGCAACCGGGAGACTGAGGATCTTTTTCGCAACGTTCCTCCCAGTAAATTTCCTTTTTTGTTTTAGGACGATCGAAATGAAGAATTTTTTCTTCTTCTTTACCTTCGGCGCAAGGCATCGAGCAAGCTTTATCAGTCATTTCTTTGACTTTTTGTAGGACCGAGCTTTTTTCTTAGCTCTTACACAGTTTGGCACCATTTTCCCAGATTTCTTACTTTTTTTCATTCCCTCCATAACGTAACCATCCCAGCAAGGTCCTTGTTTAGCCATTGTTTTTAGATGCTTTGTACGACCGAGCTTTTTTGCCAGCCCGTTTGGCTTTTTCAGTGTTGGCTACATGAGTGTTTACAGGTTTACCTCGTGTAGCCC